AAAGACATCAGCACATCAAGGCAAGTAATAGCTTTTGGTGTAGACGGTGACCTAAGAACAACAAGTGGAGTGGGAACTTCTTATGGGTGGATAGAACGCTCAGCAGATAAGTTGATGTTTGAAGCACAAGCTGGTACAACATCAAGTAGTGTAATTAAGCCTAATTATTTATTGACAATTTATGGGACGAATAATCATGTAAGAATAAAAAAGGTAAATTTAATTCTATATCAGTATTATTATTACTACTATTTTGAGGAAAAATAGGATTTTTTAGATTTAAAATAACTACTAAATTTAGGTTTTTCATATTATTAATTACTTAATGATTTTGGTAAAAGTTCTATAGAAAGTGTTGAATTGTCGATTAAACTTTGAGATGTCTCGGGTAGTAAGCAGGCTGTGTATTTATAATAATTATACTCTTCATCTTCCCAAAAAGCCATTGTTATAAGTTCATAAACTTTATTTTTCCAAATGATTTTATCAGCAATAGTTCCATCGTTTCCATCTATTATTTTTAATTCATATTCAGAATAAATATCAATATCACCAATTTTATCTCTATCAAGTAAAATTTTTCTTTTATCCTGGTTAGAGTTTCTATCCAAAGAGGGTAAAATAACTGCATCTAAAGCATATTCAACAAAAACAGGAGATGATATAGAGTAAACTCCTTTTATGTAAATGCCTTCATTTGCTCTAAAAAACCTTACTGTTCTAAAAAAATCTTCAAAATCTTCAAAAAAAGTACTCATTTTATCTCATAATCTATCATTTTATATAATAATCCTTTTTCAATAAGCCTGTGGTCAAAACCTTTTTGAGCAATAGTTCTTGGATGATTTGGTAAAAAAATCTTTTGGTCAATCTGATTTTTTATTACCTTCTTTTGCCATTCTCCAATGGTTCTCAGAAATTCCATTGGTTTTTTTTGGGAATAAAAATTGGTTAATGCCTGTTCAATCTTTTTTTCTACATTTTTTAAATTATCATTTGTAAGAGAAGACCTTAAAAAAGGAGTTTCAGGTATTTTATGAGTACCAAATTCATTAAAAAAAGCATATTGTGCCCTTTTATTAGTATTCTTTAAAACTCCAATCTCTAATGAAGATGTTTTAAGTGTTTGAAGACCTTTTACAATCTCTTTAAAACCTAAATCAATCCATTGAAATGACATTTTAAATAACATTTCCTCTAAAAGTTTTACAACTCTTTTTTAATGCAAAAAACTGTAAACCATATTGACTGCCAGAGTATTGACTATTCATACTTTCATTATTGCTAGAAGCAGATGAAGCATATCTATCTTCTTTTTTTACTCTGTCAACTTCTCTTACTTTTGCTGTTTTATTTCCTGTCTGAGTTCTCAAAACACTTTCAGATAAAGATAAAGGATTTAAAACAGTAAGGTTATGAGCTGTAAGTAATGCTATACCTCTATTTGTTCTAGTGCCGAATTTTTTAGGATCAACATCTTCACTCGCAAACTCAATAAAACTGTTAATAATTTCTAGTTTATCAACATCAGTTGTTTTAAACTCTGGTGCTATCAAAAAAAGAATAGTAGTTCTAATTGTATTGATTTGTTCAGGAGTCATAATAAGAATGTTTTTTGTAAAAATAGAAAGGTGTTAAAGTTTGAAAAAAAGAGGGGTTTATAAGAAATTAGTATTTAGCTACTAAGATTTTTTTAGGGTGAAAAATATGTAATCCAGAAATAGAAAGAATATACTTTGTAACATATTCCCATCCATCGAAGAATACAGGAAGAGCCTTTTTAGGAACGGTAACAACAGCTTGAAGTACATCAGGATTTTTTGGTAATAAAACCATAGCAGATTTACTTTCAGCAGCATATAAGTTTTTAAGCTCATTACAACTTATGATATTTTTGATGCCTATTTTATTTAAGTAATCAGAAAACATTAAACCATAAGTGTTTTTTGTAGTCATAACAACTTCGTAATCTTCAGGCTCTAATAAAAGAGTGTCAACAGGGAATTTACCATCATAAACAGAATTTACTTGTAATTTCATTCCGATTATATCATTTTCCATTTGTTCAAAAGTTTTATTTCTCCATTTTTTAGAAGAGCTACCACCTCTTAACGCACCATCAGCGGTTAATGTAGTGTAGTAATTTAAATCAGCTTTGTATCTAGTAGAAATTAACCCAGGAAGAGCCTTGTCACCTCTCCAAAAACAGTTGTCTGCACCTTCTTCCATACCTCTATTGGTTTGGATGATTTTTTTAGTTTCTATATTTTGATTACCAACAATAGCTGCTTTCATTTCATCATAAGAAATACCATATTCAAGACCGTAATTTTTCACAGGAATTTGCTCTGGCTCTTCAGAATATTGAACTCTGTTAAACTTTCCATTATCGCCTATTTGTTCAGCTTTACCATCTCCAAAACCTGTTCTGTACTCAATTGTTTTATAACCTTCGCCACCTTTTTGAACCACAGGAAAGGCTTGATTATAGGTTAAATCAGCTTCAATTCTATTTTGCACAATAGTTTCTGCAAAAGTAAGTTGTTTTGATACAAAAATATTACCAGCATCATCAAATCTACCAGAGCCTACAACAGCTCTATAATGTTTTGATTTTGTAGCATCGAATTTAGGGTAAATATTTATCCCACTCATTGTTTTTATTTCCTTTTTGTTTAAAAAAATAGATAATTTAGAATTTTTAAGAAAGAAAGAGAGTGTTAAAGTTTGAAAAAACAGGAGTTTATTGGATTTATAATTGAAAAAAAAGAATTTTTATGTAAATAAAACAGGAACAGTGCCGTTTGACTCGGTAGTCAAGAATTTTGCATTAGAAACAAGAACAGCTGCGCCAGAATCGGCACTTTTTTTGATAGCTCCCACAACTTTATCAGTAGCGGATTTTACTCTTACATAAACGTTATCAACAGTAGGGTCGATGTCTTCATCTTCACAAACAAGCCATAAGTCGCCTTTTTCAATAACATCTACATAATCGCCATCAGCTTGACGCATGTTGTAAACACCGCTTGAAGTCATTTCTTTAGAATAGTTTTTAGATGCTCCAGTTATTTTTTTAGTAACATCCCAAACAAGTGTTTGAGCACCACTAGCAACCGCAATATCTTTAAAATATACTTGGTTTCCAGCTGTTGTTGAAACTGTTATTGCTAATCCACTTGAAGTAACAGTTATAGGCACATCAGCGCTATCATAAGTAGTTGTGTGATTAGTTGCGAAATCTGTTAAAGTTTGGGCAGATGAAGTGTTAAAAGGAGTAGCCGCTAAAGTACTTTCAACACCATTAATAACAATTTTTCCTGTAATAGATTGACCAGTTGTAATTACTGCCGAAAAAGTGAATTTATCAGCATAAGGGTGTTGTGCGTGAGTTTGAGCCAAGGATGTTACAAGTACAATTAACCCAAAAAGCATTGTGCCTGTGGCTAGTCTAGTTCTAGTAAATTCTTCCATAGAAGAAAATTTGTGACCAGCTCTACCCATTCCTCTTACGTATAAATCTTTTTGCATATTTTTTACCTCTTATATTATTATCATATTTTTAGCTATTTGGTCGTTTCTAGCTTTTTCGGCAGGATCTTCCTCATCCATTTTGCTATCAACACCAGGAACAATTTTTTCAATAAGATTGTCTAATCCATCTTTTTTGCCTTCTGGTTTTGTAGCAGGTGCGGGTTTAGCGTCTTTTTTTGGCGTAACAGTTTGTTTTACAAGGTCATAAAGAGTTTCTATATAAGTATCACTAGCATCTTCTTTCAATTTAAAAGTAGATGGCATTGAATCTTTTATAGCTAAAATCATGTTATCTTTTTTACTGTTTTTTGCCAAAACTTCTAATGAAGAATCATTTTTTATATATTGGCTTACTTCAGTAATAAAATTAAGTGCCTCAGTCAATTTTTCTGGTGAAGAATCATTTTTAGATACTTCCATGTGCAATTGAGCTTCTAAAGAATCAATTGTTGCTTGACTTTTTGCTTGTTCATCTAAAACAGCTTTGTTTAATGCCTTAACATCCTCAGCATTATCAAGTTTGTAAGTTTTACCTTTAAAAATAAAATCCATTTTGTTTTTTTTCTCCGTAAAAATAATATTATTTTCGTCTTTTTTTGTAGTAGAATCACTACTATTTTGTTCAAAATCACTATCATCAAAATAAACAGCAAAGCCTTCAGAATCCAAATGAAAACCAACTTTACTACCAGCGCGACCCTTAGGAACAACAGCTAAATGGTTATAAATGATGTTGACTTGCATACCATCATATTGAATACCATCAGGTGTAACACCTTTACCATCTATTACCTCGCAATAATAACCACAAGATAACTCAGTCATTTTTCCTGATAAAATAAGGTCAATAAGTTCTTTAGAAAAAACTCTAACTTTTACTTTTAGATAAATTCCATCAGGCTCAATACCTTCTAAAACAATACCTTTGATAAACTTCTCTGTTGTTTTTGAATCCAACATGTTTTTTGGATGTAATTTTGTTAAAGGTTGTTTTTCAAGAGTTTTATAAGAATCAGGGTTATGAACTTGTATTGCTGGGCGATATTCTCTATATAATTTACCGTCTTTGGTGTAATAATCGAATACACCAGTTCGAGTTGCGTAGGCTTCTAATTCAAGATAGCCCTCGCTTGTCATTTGCCAAGAATCTTTTTTTATTTCAAGTGATGATACTCTAAATTTTTTTTTCATTTTAACCTACCATACTTTCAAAAATAGGCTCTGCAATACAACGACAATTAATTGGCTCTCCTGGGTATCCTTCACTTGGAGGTTCTGTCCATAAAAACTCTTCACCTTCCAAATCTTGATGTTTTGGTCTTACTCTTTCATCAAGCATTGTTCTCCAGATAAAAGATTTTATTCCCAAACTTTCTTGTCTTAATTTTGATAAAAGACCATTTAATTTACTAATCTGGTCACGAGCAATTAAAGCAGCTCTACTTTCAGTTACTCCAATTTCTTTTTGTATTTTTGATGTAATAGTCTTAAAATCATCACCATTTATTACAGCTTCATTAACTATTTTTTGGACTTTTTCAAGATGAATATTTGCAATGTTTTTTATGAGATCAAGATTTGTTTTTGTAAAAGTGTCTAACTCTTTTTGTAGCCATGTTTCAGATAAAAAAATATCAAGTGCTAATGCTGTCTTAATCTGTTTTTCCCATACTTTTTTATTATAATGAGATGTTTGACTTCCAAGTGTTCTTACTTTTTTTTCAAAAACAGTTAAAGCAGTTTCAAACTCATTAATAATAAGAACTTGATTAAGCAGATCATCTTTTCTAAAAGATTGCTCTATTTTTGTCAAAACAACAGAGAAAAGATTTTTATAAAGTAAATCTAATATAGCTCTTAAGTAATCTCTTTCTATGCCATTTGGGTGATGTGGTAAAGGTAATTTTGATTTAGATATTACCATTTGATACTACCTAAAAGACCACTAATTTTAGTTCCTACTTTTTGGAATAAAGTATCTTTTTTTTCTGAAATCATTTGAGTTATTTCATCAGAGGAAATAGCTTGAGTTTCCCAAAGTTTTTTTACACCATCGGAATAATTTTTGAAAGCAATACTATTTTCTTTTTCTACTGTTGCCTCTTCTATTTCATCAAGTTTATAAAGGTTTGCATAATGCCATTTAGGCTTATCCATACCTTTATAAGCAGAATAATATTTTATTAATTTATCCCAATTAGGACGTATTCTATTTTGCTCAGAAGTAAGAAAATCTTTCCATTGCTCCATTTGAGTCTTACCACTTTGCCCAAGACCGCCCTCTGTTTTTTCTCCTAAAAGAATATTATGAGGAATATCAAACATAGCAACCAAATATTCTTTAAAAATGGCAATAAAATCTTTTAAACCAGATACATTTGCAACTTGTCTTAAAAAATCATCTTTTGCGTCTATAACTACAGCTCTTACAATAGAACGAGTTTGTTCCATTAAAAGTAATCTTTTTATTATATCAGCTTCGCCTTGTTCATTGTCTAAATCATCATTTAAGCCGTCTATTTTATATACTGTTTGAGAAAAATCATTAAGGATATTTGCACAAGTATCATGGGCAACAGTGTAATTTCTAATAGCAGAGTAAGAAGATTGTAAAATAGAATCACTAAAGCCTAAATTTTCCATTCTTTCATTAATTGTGCTTGAATGCCCTTTAAAAAGCAAAAGTCTATCTTTATGTATATAGATAGTTCCTTCACCTTGAATATTGATAAAATAAAGCTCAGTTTCTTTGAGTGGGTTATAATTATCACAATAAATATAACTTTTATCTAAAATAAGAACTCTTTTACCAAAACCAGTTATATTTTCTACATCTACAGGCTCATTAAGTTCTCTTCCATCTTCTATATCTAAAAGAATTGCAGAACCACCAAAACCATTTTCCCAAAAAAGGGCTGTCATAAATTTTTCATAAAATGGAGATAAAAAGACTTCAAACTCTTCCTCTAAAATTTCATCATCTATACAAAGTTCTAGCTCTTCTTTTACAATTTCCATAGCAGGTTTTATACAAACCTTTTTAGCCATCTTATTATCACGAATTAAAGTATCTAATTCATTATAAGAAAGCTTTTTGCTTTTCATGATAAAAAAAGCTGATGTTTTATCTCTAGCTGTATTTAAACCCGTTAAAACATTAGAAAATCCATCAAATTTAGAATTGATGAATTGACTAGTTGCGGATATTAGAGAAGTAATTTTTTTTAGCATAAAAAATTGATTTTGAATTGTTTTTGAAAAAGCAGAATATGAGGCAGTTTAAAAGGCAGTTATAGGACTATTTTTGAATTAAAACCGAAATGAACTTGAAAGATAAACCCCTAAGACATTTTAATTTTTAAGGACTTGAGAAAAAGAAAAATGTCTTGAAATTTTTTGAACTTTAACAATAAATATTATAGCATAAGATTTTATAATTACAATATTAGCCCCATTTTTTGGAGTGTCCAATACCTTTTTTGAGTTCTTGATACTTTTCTATTATTCCTGCAAGAACATCTGGTCCATCATCATGCTCATTTTCCCCACTTCTTTGATAACTCATTACTTGTTCATATAATTTTGGGTATAAATCTTGCCAATTATAAGGAAAAATTATCTTATTGTTAGCTTCAAAAGCAGTTGTAATTATTCTACTTTTTTTATTACCAGATTGATGAAAAGAATGTATTTTTACTCTTGCGATGGATAATGTAACCTTAATTCCTCTTCTATTTTTTCAGCATAAAAACCGCCTCCATTATTACTTTCAAAAAAAGCATCTCTGATATTATGAAGTGCTAAAGCTTCTGTGACTTTCGATTGTGTGAATTTCATTTCATCCTGTGTATGAATCCAATATAGTACATATAAAAAACCATCTTCACCTTCTCCAATAAAAGACATAGATAAATAATCCATACCTTTATCCGCTGTATCACAATAGGAAAAAAAACGGACAAACTGAACAGGTAAAGTAGAATAAGTTTTAAAAGGTTCATATAATCTACCTTTCAAGTCCACAGGTATTTGATGAAAATTTGCTGAAAAAATATCTGGTGAAGTTTGTTTTTTTATAGATAAATATCTTTCCTTACTCATTACAGAGTCAGAAAGCATTTTATCGTTTATTTTGTCATAAGCTTCAAACTTAATAACAAGCCATTCGTCAGGGTCAAGGTCAATCAATCTACCTGCCAAGTCTTTACTATTCCATCTAGTCATTACCACAAACCAAAAAGCACCTTCATGAGCTCTTGATAAAAGTGTATCTGTGTAAAATTCCCAATGTTCTTGCAAAATTCTTGTATTATTTGCTTCTATAGCATTTTTTACCAAATCATCTATGATCATAATATTAGCTCCAATACCTGTGATAGTTCCTCCAGGTGATGAGCCTAAAAAATTAAAATGTTGTTCGGTTAATGCCCAAAACTGCCTACTACTGTCTTGATGGTTTATTTCAACCTCTGGAAAAAAATCACTATAAATTATTTTTTCAGGAGATATTTTTTTTTCAGAAATATTATCTCTTGTTTGTTTACCAAAACGGCTTGAAAGTTTTTCATTGTATGAAATAGAGATAATTCTATTTTTATTATTTTGCCCAAGTAGCCAAGGTGTAAAACCTGTAATAGTCAAGCTTTTTCCAAATTGAGGAGGAGCATTAATAATAACTTTTTTATATGGTTTATTGGTTTTTGGGTTGATTATTTTACCTTCATAAACATTTTGAAGTGTATTACATAAGGTTTTTAAGTACTCTCTATCGTTCTGATACCAATCAAAACGAGCCTTGCAAAATTCCCAAAAATTACTTTTACCTTCATTAATGATTGTTTTTTGTTCTAAAAAAAAGAGTTCTTGTAATTCTTCTTTAGTTAAAGTGTCTAAAAAAGCCGAATACTCTTCCTTAGTAAAATCATTTATCATTATTAGTTCTTATTTCATAAAATCTTTCTAGCTTCTGTTTTATTTCTTCTCTTTCCAAATGATTTATATTTTGATTTTGTACAAGATTTTGATTATTATTTTTATTGTCATTATTTACAGTAATATTTGCACCGCCACCAGATGCAGGAGCATTCCAATTCTTTTTATCTCTGTTATATAACCATACTTGTATAGCTTTTACATCAGCAATAACATGTTTTCTAAGTATTCTAGTCTTTTTTTTAATAAGTGGATTACCATTTTTATCAATAAAAGGTGTTTCCAATCCGGTAAGCTTATCTTTAAAATAAAATTGCTCTACAATTGTTTCTTCATCAGTAATATCATATCCTACAGCTCTATTAAATAAACTATCAGAAACTTTTTTATTAGCATGAGCTTTGTTCTTGGACACCGCCTCCGAAAACTCCGAAAACTCCTTTAAGTATTCGTAAAAGGTACTTTCAGCTATAAAAAGTTTGTCTTTTGCTATCTCTTCATTTGTGAAACCTAAAGAAACCCAATAAGGTATTTGCTCCAAAAAAGGCTTTACTTTTTTTTCATAGTCAATGGGCCTACCGTTGTTATTAATAAAATTTTGTTCTTTTTTAACTTCAATTTCTTTTGATGGTGCAGGTAGTTGTTGACTTTTTGAAATGTATTTAGGTTTATTCTTCTTTTTTTTGCTCATCACTTTTAGACAAAAAAACATCACAGGCAATATTTATACCTACTGCATAAAAAAAATAATCCCAAAAGTTTTCTAGTTTTTGATGATAATTTAATAAATAAAGAACAAAAATAAAACGAGATATATTTATTAAATTAAAAATAAGGCTTAAAGCAATATCTTTCATAGCCTCTTCCTGTCTTTTTTTTCTTCTTTTTCCGTTCATGGTTTTATTTTTGGTGGTTCTAAAAATATTGTAAGGTTATCATTCTCATTAAAAATGGAATCTTTTTTATCAGTAAAAACATCTATAAATCCTACATGTTCACCTTTTTCATTATAGATTTTACTTAGAAAAAACTCTATAGGTTTATTATTTTTTGGAGTAAAAAGACTCTTTTCAAGTTTTTGAAGTAAGCCTTTTTGAAAAATTCTCATTATTTTTTA